TCTATGTGCGCCTCATGATCTTGTTCTGGAAATGCTTGCAAAGGAGCGCCTTGTAAAGCGTTTTGATTTTCCTTTGAAGGATTAACAGGAGGGGCGGGAGGTGGAGGTGGTGGTAATATACCATCAATGTTAGTTACACCAAGAGCTTCGTACATTTTTCTGTACGCAGTATATAAACCTTGAGGTCCGCCATGTATTTGTGGGTTTGATTGAACCAACTGCAACTCTGTTTGTGCCAACGCAATACGTTGAGACATAGAGAAAATGTTTGGATCAGATACGGGCAATACGTCAACTCTAGCATCAAAGTCTTGAGCGAATATTTCTGGACCCATTTGCATATCTGCTTGGTATGGGTAAGCAGGAATAGTTTCTGCAAAAATCTTAGATAAGAGCTTGAATTCAATCTTTTGCGAATAATGTAAACGCTTATGGATAGCTGACATAACTTTTGTGCCACGCTCCATAATTGCCATAGTAGTTCCTACAGGAGTATCGCCACTCATTTCGCCGACTTTCATGTCAGCCATTGAAGCGAACCTACGTCCAGCGTCTACAAGCGTTCCAAGAAGGCTATACAGCGTTCCTGAAGGCTCTTTAAAGGGGAGAGGCATCAAAGAGCCTTGCAGGGTGCCTCCAACCACATCAATGTCGCGGAACTCGCCCGGTTGAAGAGGAGAATCTTCGTCACGAATTCTTGCGCCACGGGCTTTAAAGCCTGCTGGTAAGTTGGAAAGGGTACCTGCGTCTATAAGTTGACGAAGGATAGATGTAGACGCTTGTGCTAAACCGCCTATCATATGAGTTAAGCCTAAACCGTAAAAGCCTAGTCCCGGAAGAAACTTGTAATGCACGAAATATTGCTTGGCTCGTTTCATTACATCGTCTTCAGCATAGTTTCTACGAACAGAAAGAACGTCACCAGAATCTTCAAGTATAGTTACTATGTATGGTAACTTTAATCCTGTTGGCTCACCATCTGATCCAAGGTCTTCAAAACCTTCAATATCAAGAGATGTATGAACTTCATATATTGTAAGTTCTTCTGATGGACCTGATGGATGAACGCCTTGGATGTCATCAATTGACTCATCAACTTCACTCATAGATGAATCCTCAGCGTCAGAAGGCAAATCAATATCGCGGTAAAAACCTGCAAGCTGAAGCTTTCTGATTTCGTTAGAATCCATAGTTAATCTGTGCGTGATACGCGGAGAAGATGTAAGATCAGTTGCACCGTATGGCACAATCATATCTTCTGCGTGAACGAAACTACTAACAGCACGTTGCTTTAGAGGATCGTTGTAAACTTTTTTAAATGTCGAACCAATAACAGGAAGATAGAATAACATTTGATCTAACTCAGGATCATATTCTTCCATTTCGTAAGTTATCATATAGTTCATGTAATCTTTTACACGCTCTGCTTGCTGAACAAGCATTTGGTTTTGAGCGCCAACAACTTGTGAGCGAACAGGACCAGTGGCTGGTAAAAGCTCACGATAAGCTTGAGCTTGGAATTGTGTAACGCTTTCAGCAAGTAATGGGTGAATAACGCCAGAAGAGCCAGCAAAAGGTTCAGAACGTTCTTCTGTCTTCATGCCAAGAAACTCAAGACCTTTTTTATAAGTGTCTTCCCAGTCTTCACGAGCAGATAAATCGTCTTCAATTGAACCAACAAGATCAGATGAAATCAGGTTTAAATCACCTTCATCTATAATGTCTGCTAAGTTTCCACCAAACTCAATTTCTTCTACAGCTTCTTTTTCTTCTTCATACTCACCAATGACAGCACTGCCATCATCAAACTCTGTAATACCCGGATTAGCAGGTAATTCAGGAACTTCCATCATACGAGTGTTGTCTTCAACTACAGGTTGCTCAGGAACTCCACCTGCACCTATTCCTTGCTCAATAGCCATTAGAAAATGTCCTTTTCGTTCCCTTCAAGCGGTTCGTGTATGTCTATGTCGCTAAAGTCGGTAACTGGACCGCCTTTTCCCCATTCACTACAAACGTTTTCCGCTGCGCAGGTAAAATCTAGTTTATTGCAGTATCCTACTTGAGAACCTTCGTCCATGCCAATACCATTTTCTATACAGTCTAGCATAGAAGCTCGAATGTCATAATATTTACAAGTTCCACAAATTTGTTTTTTTCTTTCTGAATCATTTTCAGAATGACCATATTCGTATTCCTGTATGGCATTCTCACGATTTTCAGAATTTATTTTAGAATCTTGAGTTGAAAGAGGGCAAGAAAGCTCCTCTTCCTCATCATACATACCATCATCAACAACTTGGTTGACCCCAGATGTAAGCTCATCCATATCAATGTTAATGATGATTTTAGTCATTATTTTACTCCACTAAACTTTTTACCAGAAATAGCTGCGCCACATCCGCGAGACATACCATTACTGTCTTTTTCAACGCTTCCGCCGTGACCATACTTTTTAACAGCACCACCGTGCATGTATTTTTCAGCTAGATTAGGGTCCATTTTCTTTTGAACAGCTTCTGGCAATTTAGAAAAACCTTTATACTTCTTACTCATTAGCGCATCCCCTTATACTTTCCGCCACGTCCAGCCATAACGCAACCCATTTTAGACTTTTTCTTTTTGGCTTTTTTCTTTTTTACTGCGCCACCTTTTTTGTATTCCATAACCTTACCACCATTTTTAAATGGACGAGGTTTAGGTTTTGCAGATGTTTGTCCTAGCATCTTTCTTACCATAGCTCTATCAGCATCTGAAATTGTCTTTCCAGATTCTTCTAATTTGCCTACCATTCTTTCCACTCTAGCTCTATCAGCATCTGAAATTGTTCTTCCAGACTCAGTTCCAGCTTCGGCTAGTTCAGATGGACTAAGGCCACTCATGTCTTTGCCATTCATACGCGAGAACTTTAATAACATTTCTTTAATACCCATACTAATCTCCTAGTAATATTCACGTTTTTGTTTCTTAAAAGCGATCTCATCTTCATCATCATAGTCAGTTGGCGTGATAATGAAACCACCTTGTCTAAATCGTAGTATAGCCTGAGTCATCGAATCCGCCAAGTCATCATGTTCACCATTTGGAAAAGCGGCACATTCTTCCATAACTTCATCAGAGAAGTTGGTCTCTGGACACCAGACCATGCCACTTTCAAACACAGGCGCACAAGCGTGCATACGAGTAAACTTATCAGCACCACGGCTCGGAGTAAATGGTGTTACTGGTATTCCCATACGTCTTAGCTCTTGCGTCAACGGCATACCACTTGCTTTTTGCTCTATCAAAACCATATCTGGATCATATAGCTTATATGACTCTAATGCTTCTTCTTTTAACTCAGGAAACTCCCAACGACCCCTTTCAGCATCTAAAAGTATAATATGCTCTTCATGCGTTTGTTCGTGAGTAAAAATACCCCAAGTTGTTATAGCACTATAGTCAGCTCTATCGCTTTTACTAAACGCAGTATCATAACTTTGTATGATATAGCTGCACGCAGGAGGATCGTCTTTTTCCCAGACCTTCCACCACTCGCGCTTGATAATCGCGCCTTCTTCAGCAGTGGGGTTCTGCATATACTGAGCGTTCCATTTGGCAACAGGAATAGAAGCTTTAACGCCTTCTAGTTCTTCTAAAGCCCAATATTCAGGCCATAATGGTTCGCCCGAGGGCATAATAGCAGGGAACTCTACAATCTCCCACTTATCTGCACCTTTTTCACTTTGTTTTGCTAAAACTTTAGCAGTCAAATCACGAATAGACCAACGTGTCATAACAATTATTATGGCACCACCGGGCTGTAAACGCTGTCGAGGACCAGACGTGTACCACTCGTAAATATTATCCAACGCCGTAACGCTCAAAGCATCTTGCTCAGAAACAGGGTCATCAATGATTGCTAAGTCAGCACCACGTCCAGCAAGAGCGCCGCCAACACCAACAGCGTAATATTCGCCGCCTTTGTTTGTACTCCAACGACCTCTTGCTTTCGCATCTCCAGCCAAGCTAACTTCAGGAAAAACATCTCTGAAATCATCACTGTCAATTAAATTTTTTATTTTACGACCAAAGCCAACAGCAAGTTCAGCCGTGTGAGTTGCTTGAATGATTTTTAAATCAGGGCGTCTGCCCATAAGCCAAGTCGGAAACAAATAACTTGCAAACTCAGATTTCGTATGACGCGGTGGCATGTTAATAATTAAACGCTTTAACTTACCATCAGCCACAGCTTGTAGCTTTTCAGCATAGATTTTGTGGTGCCTACCCTCAATAAACTGAGGCCAGACATGCTTTACAAAATTCATGTAGTTGTTTTGCTTTTCAGAACGCTTATCCAAAGTAGATAAACGCTCAAGCATAGGAGCAACCTTGGCTAACTCTTCATCAGTTAGATACTCTGAAAAGTTACCAAGGTCTTCCATTTTTTATCTCAAACCACTTAAAAAGCTATCTATGTTAGGGGTTACACTTCCACCATCTTGAAAGAATTTAGGTTTACGGAAGTTTACTCCAGCAGCACCTGTTCCACCTGACGGTGGCCTTACAACTGGAGGTCTATCAGGTTGTGTAGGTGTAGGTCTTTTAGGTCTTTCACCAAGTTCTAAATTAGGTGAATCTGAACCTGAACCATCGCCTGAACCATCATCAATTATAGGAACACACATCTGTTCAGCAACATCATATACATATCCATCAGGGCATTCGTTGCTGTCTCTTTGTTGTCTTGTGGAGTCGTCTCCAAACATTTGCTGTATAGACTGTCCACCTGATCTGTCGTAATCAACCATTCCGTCATTAAC